GGTAAGACTGACAGCACGGAAAGACGGCTCCTTAATTGGATAATATAATAAAACAGATATGAGAAGAATAAAAAAACCTTTAGATGATAAAGTAAAATTTATACCTTGCAATGAAAATAGATTAATATATTCATACACAAGAACAGATAAAAAATCAACAAGAAAAGAAAAACTAAATAAATAAAACACGAGGTATTGCGTGTAATGACAATACCAAATTTAAACTATATATTATGAGTGCAATTATCAACGGAAGTATTAGAGTAGATAGACTACCTAAAGAGAAATTTATTAAAGGAAAAGATGGTGCGGTGTACTACAATTTCACAATAGCGGTTCAAGATGAAACCAGATACGGTAACAACGTAGCTTTTATGGATAGCCAAACCAAAGAAGAACGTGAAGCAAAGGTTGCTAAAACCTATCTTGGAAACGGTAAGGTTGTTTGGATGAGCGACCAAGGAGTAACGGTTGCTGAAAGAGATGACCAACCACAAGCGGTTTCAGAACCAGCAAGTGATGACTTACCATTTTAATTAGCCAATAAAGGGTGTAGGTTTTTAACTTGCACCTTTTTTTTATATATTTAACAAATGACAGAAAAAGAAACAGAACAGAATATGTTGATGGAATTTATTGCAGATACTTGCAAGATAGACATTAACAAAAAATTAGAATATCCACCAGTATGTTTAAGCTATGGTGAAAAGGTTTTACAATCAGATAAAGGTGATTTACTCATACCAATAGCTTTAGGAACTTTTGGTAACCTTTCAGTAATAACTGCACCACCAAAGACAAGAAAGAGTTTTTTTTGTAGCCTATTAGCAAGTGCTTATTTAAGTGGTTCAAATATTTACGGTGGAAAAATAAAAGGACATAGAGGTAATGGTGATTTAATCTATATAGATACAGAACAAGGAAGCTGGCACGCATCCAAAGTATTTAAAAGACCATTAGATATGGATAGCAACATACCTAAAGATAAATACCATACGTTTGCATTACGTACAATAGCTTTTAAAGAACGTTTAGAGTTTATTGAATACTATTTAAAGGAACACATAAAAGAACCATCTTTGCTTATTATAGATGGTGTAGCAGATTTATGTGCAGATGTAAACAACATAGAAAAAAGTAATGAATTAGTAAGTGCATTAATGAGAATAAGCCAACAGCAAAACGTACATATAATAAATGTGATACATCAAAACTTTGGTAGTGCTAAACTCGGAACTGGTCATTTAGGTTCAGCACTTGAAAAGAAAGCAGAAACGGTAATAAGTTTGGAGGCTAACACAGTAAATAAAGATTGGACTACGGTTAAGTGCGGTAGAAGTAGGGGTTACTCTTTTGAAACATTTAGCTTTGAAGTAAACGAAAAAGGATTACCAATAATAGTTGGTGATTTATATGACCCTTTAAAATGATATGGTACAAAAAACAATGATTATAGTAGCTGCAAAGCATAAAGAGTGGGTAGAAATAGTTTTATCTTTTGGTTGTAAACAAGAAACTGCTGAAGATATTGTACAAGAAATGTATTACAAGATACAACTGAAACTTGAAAAAGGTTTGGATATAATGTACAATGAAGAAGAAATAAACTACTACTATATTTTTAAAACTTTAAGAACATTGTTTTACGATTTAAAAAGAAAAGGTAAAAACATCACTATGGTTTCTATGGATGACATACACTTAACCACATCAGATGTAAACTATCAAGAACCATATGATAAAATACAAGAAGAACTATCAAAGATGTTTTGGTATGATAGAAAAGTATTTGAAATAATAAATGAGGGTGAAAGTATAGCAGAGTTTTCACGTAAAAGTCTTATACATTATTACTCACTATATAACACATATAACAAAGTAAAAAATAAATTAAAGAAATTATTATGAGCAGCTTAATTAGAAACAGTAAACAAGTAAGGCAAACAATAGATTTTACTGGTGTACAAAGTGGTAAAATACACCCAACAGATATTGATGTAGTATTAGAATTTGATAATGAGGTTTTAATATTAATGGAGGTAAAGCGAAAAGGTAATATAATACCAACTGGTCAAAAATTAGTTTTAGAAAGAATAGCTAATTCTTGGCACACAAATAAATGTGTAGTTTTTTATGTAACACACGATTTTAAAAATGATGATAAAGATATACCATTAGATAAATGCAATGTAGATAGTATTTATATAAACAGAAAATGGAAACCAGCAAAGCAAGAAATAAACCTTATTGATTGTTTAAAAGGTTTTAAAGAAAAATGGAATATTAAAAAATTAGAATTATGAAACTAGGAAACATTATTTATTACATCACAAAGTATACTGGTATTAAATACTTGGTAGATAAATACCACAAGTTAAGAGGTACAAAATGTGACTGCAACAACAGAAGAAAAAAGTTAAACGAAATAAAAATAGATAGATGGTAAAGTTTAATAAACAAGATTTTGGTGATTGGTCAAAATTTAGGGAAAACAAAAAAGATACATTAGATGGTAATGAGTTTGAATTAATATGCCAGTTACACGCAAAGTACTATAATCATAAATACCATAAACCTTGCACTTGCAATCCAAAGAAAATAAAGTTGTGGATAAAGCAGCTTAACATAATTTGGAACAATGGGAATTAAAAAAATTCACGAATGGGAAAAGGCAGTAGTGTTTCTTCTTAACCTAGATGGTTGGGAGTTGGAACATTGTGGTGATGGTTATTCAAGATATGATGCAAAGGGTAAAACACCAAAGGGAATGGATTGTGTTATAGAGATGAAATTTAGAAACAAGTACTATGAAGATAAGATGTTAGAAAAAGATAAGTACGATGCTCTAATGGCTTTAGATGATGTTGTAAAGATATACTTTGTAAATGACCCTAAAGGAAACTTTATGTATTACCTCAACACTTTAGAGATGCCAACACCAGTAAAAAAGTACTGCCCAGATACAACAATTTGGACAAAGAAAAGACTTTTAAAAGATGTGTACTTGCTTAAAGAAAACCAAGCGGTTAGAATAAATATAAATATAGAACCAAATTAGTTGTTAAATGTTTTGTTTATAAAGTAAAATAGTGTTACATTTGGTTATTATTAATTTTAAAACAGAATAAAATGAAAACTATTAAAAACAAAGTTTACACAAAAAAAGATTTTAACAATGTAATTATACCATCTTGGCAGAGGTGGAGAAATGAAAACAATGTTAAAGATTTAGCAGAAGCGGTTTCTACACAAGGTCAAATGCGAGATGTATTAATTAGTGTTACAAAAGATGGCACTAAAATATTAACCGATGGGGCACATTTAAAATCTGCAATGTTAGATGTTCTAAACCTTAATAAAATAAGTGTTAAGGAGATTTATGTAAAAGACCAAGAAGATGCAAGAAAGTCTTTTATATCATTTAACACAAGGGGTAAGGTATTAAAGCAAATCGACTATGTAGTTAGTTATGCTGGTTCAAATCATAAAGTATATAAAAAGTTTTTAAGGGATGTTTTACAAAGCCCAAAAAATTTAAAAGAAGCTAATGATGTACATAGTAGACTATTTACAATACCAGCTTTAATAAAAATATTTTTAGGTGAAGCAAAGAACATAAAAAATGGTTCCGCTACTTTAACAAAAGAATTTGATAGAATTTTAAACTTGGTTGAGTATTTAGGTGAAAACTATTTAAAGAATGGAAAACTAATAAAGCATTTAGAAAAAAATGGTAAATCAATGAAATTAAATGGAGGTAGCATAATACCAGTTATGAGTAAAATAAAATCAAATAAAATTTTAGAAAAGACTAATAAAGAAATATTAGATATGTTAATTGACTTTACAACATACCATTTTAATTCAACACAAAGTTGTTCGTTTACTAAAGATGCAGTTGAGCAAACCTTTTCAACATATGTAAAAGAATTAGTATAATGAAAGGATATATTTATAGTGCCCAGATACCTATGTTTGGGCACAAAGATATTATAGGGTATGGTACTGATGAATTTTGTGTTAAAGAAATTGACAAAGATTTAGCAAAAGAAACAATAATAAAAAATCATTATAGTGGTAAAACTTATAATGGAACATACGTAAATTTAGGAGTTTATATAAAAAATCAGTTTCTTGGTGTTTTGCAATACGGTTACGCAATGAACCCAGCAAGTTGTGATAGTGTTGTAAAGGGTACTGAAATGAACCAATATTTAGAACTTAACCGTATGTGGTTAGATGACAAAGCAAAACGAAATAGTGAAAGTATGGCTATTTCTTATAGTATTAAATACATAAAAGGTAAATTAAAAACTATAAAATGGATACAATCATTTGCAGATGAAAGATGTGGTGGTTTAGGTATTGTTTATCAAGCTTGTAGTTTTAGATATTATGGTGAACATACAAGTAGTTTTTGGGAACTTGATGGTGAAACATTTCACAACTCTATTAAAACAAGCGAAAAAGCGGGTAAAAGAGGTTATAGACTTTTGAATGACCCGAAAAATAAAGATAGGGTTAATCATTATGAGTTACGGCAATTTAGGTATATAAAGTTTTTAGATAAAAGCTGGGTTAAGAAATGCAACCATAAAGAACAACCATATTTAAAACACTATAATAACGATTAATGGAAGTAAACAAAGCAGCTTGGGAAAAGTTAAGAAAGCAAATAGAATATCATACTGAACAAGATAGTGAGATAACTGATGTACATATTAACTACCAAGTAAAACAAGGGAAAAAGAATTATTTAAAACTTAACATAACAATAGATGATTTTACTAATTGATGCAGATAGCTTAATTTTTGCTAGTTGTTACAGAAAAAGAGAAACACCAGATGATGAAAAGTACTACACAGATATTGCTGATGCAAGAAATAAGTTTGACCAGCAGTATATGAAGATTGTAAATGACTTGGAAGATAAATACACCATAGACAAAGTATTATGCTTTAGTGGTTCAAAGGGTAACTTTAGAAAACTAATCACACCAAAGTACAAAGCCAATAGAAAGAAACAAGAACTGCCACCGCTTTTAAATGAAATGCACCAATTTGTAAAAGACCACTACGATAGCATATGGGGTTACGGTGTAGAAACAGATGATATGGTTGCAAGGTACTGGAAGCAGATTAGTGATGATATAGGCAGAGATGAGGTAATGATAGTATCAATTGATAAAGACTATAAACAATTCCCTTGCTTGATGTACAACTATCACTACAAGCACCAGGTTGTATTGGATATATCAGAAGAAGAAGCAATGTTTAACTTTTACTCACAAATGATTGAGGGTGATACGGCAGACAATGTAAACTACTTTAAAGGTAAGGGTAAGAAGTTTGCAGAAAAGCATTTTAAAGACTGCACAACAAAATACCAATACACAAGAAAATTATATGAATTATTTAAACAAGAATACAAAGGTAAAGCAAGACAAAAATTTGTTGAGTGCTACCACCTTTTAAAATTAAGAACACAATGAAAGATAAAATAGTAGAAGATTTAAAAAGAGAATTTGATATAAGAAGTTGTGTAGGAATAGACAAATACAAAACAACACTACAAGACAATAACAAAGATGATTTTTTGCAGCACCTAAAAGAAGAACTTATGGATGCAGCTTTATACATACAAAAACTACAAAGCAAATGAATTACAACACAATACCAACAATATTAGAAACACCAGAACAAGTAAGTGATTTACTTATTACTTTAACTGGCATAGATATATACAAACAAACAAGACAAACCGAATATGTTGAGCATCGTGCATTGCTTTGCCATATATTAAGAAATAAACTTGATATGAGGTGGGTAAGTATATCAGACTTTATAAAATCAAAAGGTAAATCATTTGACCACGCAACGGCAATACACGCAAACAAAATGTATCCATTGTACAAAAAAGATAGATTTGATTACTACGATAAACTTGAAAGCAACTTTATAGTTAAATCACAAATAGAGTATAGCCAGATTTCAAAGTTAGAAGTGATACAAAAAAAGTATGCAACACTAGAAAAAGATTATTTCAAGGCAATAGAAAAGTTAAGCAAATTTGACGGTGGTTATACTAAAAATGAAAAGCAATACAGAGCATTAGAAGAAGAACAAAAAACTATGTATGATGAACGTGCAGCTTTAGTATTAAAGTCTTTTGAATGGAAGCAAAACAATAGTGAGTACGAAATAATAAACTGTGCAACGTGATAGAGTTTATAAAAACAATATTGTGTTTAGCATTAAGTTTTGGGTTTCATTGTATAGTATGGGAAGATTACTATGTAAAATCTAAATTCTGGAAAGTATATTGGGCAATAGTTATATTATGTTTATTTCCTTTAATTATGATAATATGATAAAAAAAGAATGGCTATTTATGCAAACACCAAAAGAAAAAGCATACAACCTATATAAGAAGTTTTACAATGTAGATGGTCAAGACTTTCACAATACAATGAGTAGTAAGATAGCAAAGCAATGTGCTA